GAATGAAGTCGCCACAACCAATCCCTAATCCAGTCTCCTTTTTGTGTATAGGGAGCATCCAGCAGTGGTTTGAGCGGATTTGCTAGAATCCATTCTTTATAGTGTGTGCGGCATTCTTCGCAAGGAATTGCTTTCTGTGTCTCCCGCAAAATATGAGTCCATGAACGCATTTCTTCTGCTTGAGAGTTGACAGATGTAAGAGTTCCCGCCTTCAGGGATAACTTATGAAGTGTTTTCCAATAATGTGGACCCCATTCAGTCGTTTCTATTCCATGAATTTTGCCTGCTTGGCAACTACACATATTAGTTCGCTGTATTCTTTTTAATCTAATTTAACCCAATCTAACCTTTGTTATAATTTTCATAGCATATTAAATAAGCAATGAAAGTGATATGGTTGAATCCGCAAAAAATTAAATATGTACTATTGTTTTAGGTTCAGTGACACTAGAGCCACTAACATCAATTATGATTGATTCAGGCACTACAGATTTTTCCAAGCCCGTATCTTCGTCTTCATCATCTTTCTTTTCATTTATGGGTGCGGGTGGAGCCGAAAAAGGTATCGGCAGTTCAGATCCAATCTTAAATTGTGATTTTAACATACTGACTACACCTGAAGAGGCCATTTTGCTCAATTCATTCTTAATCTCCGCTGCTTTCTTAGCATGAATGCTAGATGATAATGTACTTTTCGGGGCCGGCTCAGGAGATGATTCACGTGTTGTTCCACCTTTACCTCCCATGTTCATACTCTTGATCGTATCCTGTGCCGCTTTTTTAGCAATTGCCTCCAGCATCGGCTTGAGTTCAAGACGCATACGGTCATTTTCCTCCTTGATACGAATATCAATGTCTGATACAACAAGTTGACGGAGAACACCCTTCTTCTGCTGAATCATGATTGCGGCTTCGGCTGCCATCTTCTTGAGACGAGCACCATTATCTTTGAAAGCCTTCGTGTGTTCAATCGCAGCCGCAATATCCGGCTTCTTAACATCCATGGATGAGCCAAATTCATTACGGAAAGCCGCAATAACTGAATCAGGAATGGGCGGCGACTGTTCAATCAGACGGTCCAATTCAATACGACAAATCTTCAAGAAGGACATGGAATCCATGCGTTCATTCGGATTCAAGCGGAGTTCAACGCAAATTAAACGATTGAATTTGCCCCATGAAATACTGCTAACGCGATGTGCTTCGGACCCCTGCGCATATCTCAAAAAGTTACCCAGTGTTGTGATGATTCCAGCAATAATAGAAACACCGCCAATTGCCAATGTCGCTAAACTTGCAGCGCTTTTGTTATCGCCAAAAATGGAAGTGAGGCCAAAGTTGGCTGTTCCTGTCAATGTACTTAGAATAATTACGGGAATGGTAATCATTCGGTCATTGCGACTAAAAATCTTCTCTGTACGTTCATGCATCCACCGATAGCAAGCTGCTTTATCGGCCCATTCTGCCATTAAGTCGTCCAGTTCAGGTGTCCATCCATTCAAAAATTTCTTAGGTTTTGCGACTTCAACCTTAGGCTTTTCTTCACCACTCTTTCCCTGTGAAGCTGGAGGAGACTCCTGCTTGGGCGGTGAAGCATTCGCAGTCAAACTTGCCATCTCTACCATATTAAAGTATTTTAAGCTAAATCATATTTTCCACGCCGCTTCCGACTTTTTCGTTTATTGATGGCCTGAATACCGCAGAATGTATAAATTTCCGCTATCATTGCGTCGGAAACTTTTAAATTCTTCTCAAAGTCGGGGCCCGTAGTCAGAGGTTGTTTCGGTAAATCCTTCTCATCTAACCAGTCCTTAAACGCACTTGCCGAATTTTTCATGAGCGAATTCTGTATACCTAGGCGTTGCCATTCAGGTCGCAGTTCTCCGCCAATAAATAGTCCCGTTTTCTCTAGACAGCCAAAGAATACATCTTGAATCTGCTGGGAAGTATGAAGAGCACTATATTCCGGCACAATTTTAAGCGCAGAGCCGAGTCCCATGTGCTTCATATCATCAAAAAAAAGGATTTCGGGATGGCGACTTACTGGTAAATCCAAATCCTCCAAACATTGTATAATACCTCGTGTTGTCTTTTCCCGCGCATTAGGTTGACCTGCTGGAGCACGCTCCACTTTCATCCGTGACGCAGTATGTGCTGTAAAAACAAGTTCAACTACGGGTTTTTTAACAGAAAACATATTCAGATTTGACAGACGAATAACAAGTTCTATAAAGGATAGAAATTCGGGACAACTATTGTTAGAATAAAACATAATGTAATTTAAATGCCCTTGGCTTTTCATTAGTTGAGCAGTTCGGAAAACATTTTCCATACCGGGACGGAATAAGAATAATTCCTTCTTCTTAGAAGCGGCGGCGGCGTCAAGTGCCAAGGTCTTATATGCCCTTTCCACTACTTCTATAAAATCCTCCGGTAGACCCCCTGTGTGTTTGTCCGTCATATTACGACGCTGTTGACAGAATTCATAAATGTCCAGCAGCTGCGTGAACAATTCAAAAAATCCCTCTCCATCACAAACACACAGATCAAAATCAAACGCTAATATACGAGTAGGTGATAAATCGGCCATTGCCTCCCTACAAACTCCGGGTATAATATGCGGGAATCCGGAAAAAAGCAGCCGCCGCATCTGCGTCCAAAATGTGACATCCATCTGGCAGCAAATCCGCAGCCAAGTCGGGAACTGCTTCTGCCTTGGTCGCCACAAGGAAGCCCCATTCACTCTGGAATGAAGGAATTGCGACCTTTCCAAGTCGCGGCTCCGCAAAACCCGCTACAACCATCGCATCCCGGACGGACAAGGCCAGGGCCAATCCATCCACTGAAACAGGCGCAACCGGTCCACAGTGGGTTATGACTACAGAATTGGGCGACATCCGGGTAAACATGTCTTTCCAAAAAACCGGGCTATACAATCCCGTAGCCGCATCCAATTCTGGATCAGGTAAATCACAAATTACAATATCAAACAGCGGCAGCGTTTCATCTTTGAGTAATTTATTCGCGTCTTGATTAAGATAAATTACACGCTGATTGGGATAAAATATTTCATTAATCTTATCACTACAATATCCCAAAAAGTCGCGACAAAGTGTAACTAGGCTTTGGTCAATATCATTCCACACAACTTCCTTAACAGTTGAAACTGGCCATCTTAAGAGTTCTCTGCAAGTGGCTCCTTCTCCTGCTCCGAGAACGCAAACCCGCAGTGGCTTATCTCCATAGAGAGTCTTGTAAGTTAGGATAGCCGGGTGTACCAAATGCTCATGATAAATGGCTTCGTCTCCCTCGGTGCTCTGGAGTTCACCATCAGTAAAAAGCATCCGGCCATATTCCTCCGACTTCGCAATAACCACCTCTTTACAGAAGGGCGTTGAGCCAGCCCATAGCACAGCATCAATTGGATATTTGCTAGAAACTTCACTACTTGTGCTGGTCTCCTCATAAAATCCCGCTGAATCCAGTCTTTCTTCCAGTTCCTTGTTCTGCTCCATTCTGCTTCTTTTTCTAGCGAAGGCTTTAGTAGGTAAAAAATATAGCATAAGAGTAAGGATGCCCGAAAACGGTTTATCAATCTTTTTGAAAATACTTATAGTAGACCATCCAGGTCTCATTCCTATTGCTATAATTGCGTTAGTCGGAGGCTTTTATCTTGGACAATATTTGAATGACGTAGACCCCGATTACGATAGGGCTCAAATGATGGCGTATTCAACGGGGGGTATTTTCGCTTTACTGGGAATACCGTACTTAATTCTATTTGGAGCAGGTGATAAATCAGCCGGTGTAGGAGGATTCTTGCAGGCTGCTAGTTATAGTCAAATGCTTGGTAAAAGGAGAAATCGCAAGGACTAAATACTAAGCGAACCGGAGCAGCTAACACTGTTAGCCATCCGATGGTTAATTGACTGAGTCAATTGAACCTATGCCGCCGGCAAAGCGGAATATACGTTTCCGAGGCCCCAACCTTTATCTGTCCTTCTGCGGAACCCAAAGAACGCAGGCCAGTAAAGATAGCCGCTGTTCCATCACCGCACCGTTCACACAGTGCTGTCATCTTCACAACTGAATCTGCTAGAGGTATACAGTCCAGTACTTGACCAAAAGGCCTAGCAGCAGTATCGCCATCTAGGCCACAAACAACCAGATTCTTGTCAAGTACAAGAACCAAATCTACAAAATCACGCAAATCGGGGAAGAATTGGGCTTCCTCAATAATAATGAGATCCGCTTTTAGTATTGCTTCCCTCTGTGAATCATCATCTTGAAGGCAAGACATTAGTTTTGCGACTGCGACTGCTGCAACTGATTCTTTATCGTGACTTGTCAAAGCAGGCTCCACTGAATAACGTTTGTCCAGTGAAGATGTTATAACCATAACATTCTTTCCGATTGCTTTACTCCGCCGAATACGCGAAAGCAGGGCGGAGGACTTTCCCGCAAACATAGGGCCAATGATAATTTCTAGTGACATGTATGAACTACGATACTAAGGTATCCACAAAAGTTTCAAATTTATTCAAGAATAAAGGATAAAATTTGACCGTGCGTGCCCACAGTTTAAAAAAACCATATATAGGACAGATAGGATGCCCTTTCTTCCAAGTACTTCTGAAACAGAGACTATTGTGGGAATTCAATTCGGCATTTTCAGTCCGGATGAGATTATCCGCCGGTCTGTCGTAGAAATTACAAATCATAATACACAGGAAGGCAAAATCGGCGGTCTCTTTGACCCCCGAATGGGCGTGCTAGAGAATGGGAAAAATTGCCGATCCTGTTTCCAGAATAATCACAAGTGCCAAGGTCACTGGGGTTATTACAAACTAGCAAGACCCGTCTATTATATTCAGTTCTTCAAGCTAGTTCTTAAAGTCTTGCGTTGCTGCTGTATGAAATGCGGCAAACTCCTAATTGACAAGTCCCAGCATGCGAATCTTCTCAAACTCAAGGGCGAGGCCCGCTGGAAGCAGGTTCTCGGCCAGTGTACAAAGATTAGCCGCTGTGGCGAAGTCATTGAAGACGGTTGCGGAGCTCGTCAGCCCCGTAACTACACCGAGGATGATATCTGCAAGATTTTCGCGGAATGGAAGGATATGGAGATTCCTGTCGGCCCTAATGGTGAATCGGAGATGCCCGAAGGCGCAGTTCCAACGGGTCAAGTTACAGATAAGGAAAGCGGCAAGGTTATCGCAAATCTTGTTACACTCCGTAAATTCCTAGAGCCTGAATACGTCCACCGTCTCCTCAAGCGTATCAGTGACGATGACGTGGATTTCATGGGATTCAGCCGTTATTGGTGTCGCCCGGACTGGATGATGTGCTCGGTTCTCAGCATTCCGCCCCCGCAGGTCCGCCCTTCAGTTCTACAGGATAATAATCAGCGGTCAGAAGATGACTTGACTCAGAAGTTAGTAGATATTATCAAGACAAACACGCTTCTAGCAGATAAGATTGCTAAGAATGTTAAGAAGAAGGTAATTGATGAATGGACGAATGTTCTTCAGTATCACGTTGCGACCTTTATCAATAACGAGATTCCTGGTGTTCCTCCCTCAGCGCAGCGTTCTGGACGTCCTCTGAAGTCAGTTCAGCAGCGTCTCGGTTCAAAGGAGGGTCGTATCCGTAACAATCTACAGGGCAAGCGTGTAGAGCATTCTGCTCGTACTGTTATTACTCCTGACCCGAATATCAGCATTAAGGAAATCGGTGTTCCTATTCGTATTGCTTCTAATTTGACCTATCCCGAGCGTGTTACCTCATTTAACATTAACAAGTTGTACAAGTTGATTCAGAATGGTCCTGATGTATATCCGGGTGCTAAGACCATTGTACGAGCCGCAGATAATCGCATGATTTCCCTCAAGCACATTACAGGCAAGGATCTTCAACTCTTTGAGGGCGATATTGTGAATCGCCACTTGATGGACGGCGACTATGTGCTGTTTAATCGTCAGCCGTCGCTACACAGGATGAGCATGATGGGTCACCAAGTCCGCGTGCTACCCCATAATACATTCCGTCTCAACGTCTCTGTTACAGCCCCTTACAATGCGGATTTTGACGGAGATGAAATGAACTTACACGCTCCTCAGAGTGAAGAGGCAGCCATGGAACTCCGCGAGATTGCGGCTGTTCCCCTCCAGATTGTGAGTCCTCGTGACTCCAAGCCCATCGTTTCCGTAGTTCAAGACACACTCGTAGGTGTAAATCGTTTCATGCGAAACAATGTTAAGCTGAATATGCGGGAAGCCATGAATATGCTTATTCAGACACCAGATTGGACGGGTATTCTCCCTCCTGCGTCATCAATGGAAAAGGGTATGAAGTGGTCGGGGCAGCAGGTGGTCAGCGTCTTGTTGCCTCCGCTCAATTTGGACATGCCCAACGGTCAATATGACGAGGAGAAGGATAAGGGTGATCCGAAGTCCCAGAACTTTGTCCGCATCAAGAATGGTATTGTTACACAGGGTGTCTTTGATAAGTCCATCTTCTCTGCGGCCCTCATTCACCTAATCTACAATGACTACGGTCCTGCTAAGACAGTACAATTCTTGGATTCCCTACAGAGAATTGTGGCGATTCATTTGATGAACAGCGGCTTCTCAGTTGGTCTATCAGACTTGATTGCTGACGCAAATACACGCACAGACATTGATAAACTCATGAACGAACTCAAGGGCAAGATTGAGAACATCATCCAGCAGGTTCACTTGGGTCTCTTTGACAATTCATCTGGCCGCACCAATCAGGAGGAGTTTGAACGTCTCATTTTCGGGGAACTGAATCAGGTCGTAAACAACGCAGGTAAGTTGGGAAGGAATTCCCTAGCCGACAACAATCGCATGACAAATATGATTAAGGCAGGTTCAAAGGGTTCTAATACAAACGTTGCCCAGATGATTGCTGTTCTCGGTCAGCAGAACGTAGAGGGTAAGCGTATTCCGTATGGTCTCCAAGACCGCACGCTCCCCCACTTCAAGCGTTATGATGACGGTGCGGCGGCCCGTGGTTTCATTGAGTCCTCGTTCATTAAGGGCTTGACTCCAGCAGAGACCTTCTTTCACGCTATGTCAGGTCGTGAAGGTCTGATTGATACAGCTGTGAAAACTGCAGATACTGGATATCTCCAGCGCCAGCTTGTAAAGGCGATGGAGGACTTGATGACCCAGCACGATAAGACAGTGCGTGATGCGGCGGGTACGATTATCCAGTTCTCATACGGTGAGGATGGTACAAATTCCACCAAGATTGAATATCAGCCCCTCAATATTGGCGGGCTCTCCGATGCGGAAATTGAAGAGCAGTTCGCTGTTCCGGATGCGGGTGCGGAGGAAAGTGCGGCCTTTGTGGCAGCAGTCAAGGCTGACAGAAACATGCTAGTAGATGGAGTTCTCGGCAGCAAGCTTATTAAGACAGACAAGCAGACAGTGGCTGGTCCAGTTCATCTTGACCGAAACATCAAGAATATTACTCTACAGTTCAATTTGAACCCGGATGAACCCAATAAGGTTACGGGGACACAGGTCTTGGCGACTATTGAGCGTATCAAGGAACGAACGATGCCGCGGAATAAGATTTGGGCGGCTCTTCTCCGGTACCACATGAATCCGCAGAACCTCCAGCGTCGCGGTTTCACGCAGGCCGCACTGGAAGTATTGGCAACGCAGATTATTAACAGGAACTGGGCATCATGGTGCTTGCCGGGTGAAATGGTGGGTATTATCGCGGCTCAAAGTATTGGTGAACCCTCAACGCAGATGACACTGAACACTTTCCACTTGGCAGGTGTAGCAGCCAAGTCTGCTGGAACCCGAGGTATTCCCCGTCTGAAGGAACTCCTCAAGGCAACGCGCAACCCGAAGGCATCTGTACTATCTATTTATCTCAAGCCCGAGCTCCGCAAGTCCAAGGAGGAGGCCCGTCGTGTAGCACAGGAATTGGAGTTTACACTCCTAATGGATATTGTAACTGTTGCTCGTATCTACTTTGACCCCCGCGATGATGCTACAGTCATTGCGCAAGACCAAGAGTGGTTGTCATTCTTTCTAGCATATGAAAGTATCGGTTCCGCGACAGCTGCGCAAGCTGCGGCTGCCGCATCTACCGGTGAAGAGGAAACCTCAACGCCCAAGAAGAGCCCGTGGATTCTCCGCCTTGAGTTGGACCGCGACAAGATGTTCCTTAAGAATATTACAATGGAGGATGTTCTCTATGTCATCAAACGCCGCTTTGGGCTTGAAACCGCGTACACCGATTATAATGCAGATGAACTCATTATTCGTATGCGTCTTGAGCCTCCATATGCCAATGACCCGATGGACGATTTAATCGCACTCAAGAAACTCCAGAACAATCTACTAACAAATACACTTGTCCGAGGTGTAACCGGTTTGCGCGCAGTGACTTTCAGTTACATCAAGGACTTCTTTGAGTTTAATGAGACAGCGGGTCGTTATGAGAAGGTTGATCAGTTTGTTCTAGATACAGATGGAACAAACTTCTTGGATGTACTCTGTCATCCTGATATTGATCCTCAAAGACTATACAGCAATAATATTCACGATATTTATTCAAATCTGGGAATTGAAGCAACACGCGCTGTTCTCTTGAAGGAAATCAGCGGTCTGTTTGAAGACAATAATGTAAACTTCCGGCACTTTGGCCTCCTATGCGATGTCATCTGCTCTAAGGGTAAGCTTATGACAGTAGATCGCTATGGTATTAATAAGAATAACATTGGACCTCTAGCAAAGGCATCTTTTGAGCAGACAGAAGATATCATGCTTCGTGCTGCTCTATTCGGTGAACTAGACCCGATTACAGGTGTGTCCGCCAATATCATGACGGGACAACCAATTCGCGGTGGCACTTCATTCTCATCAATTCTGTTGGATGAAGATTCCCTCAAGAAGTTTATGAGTGAAGCTACAGGTGTTGACCTCGTAGGAATAGATAAGGAAGAGCAGTTTACTGAGGAGGATGAGGAAAATGCGCTATTTGAATCACGCGCAGCAGGTGGTGGAAAAGACGATGCGTGTGCTCTGCCCCGACTCCGTCTTGAAGCAACGCTCCCAGACCAGCGCGAGACCACTGCTGAATACGAGGAGATGGAAATTACTTTAGTGTAGATAGAATAGGTATAATGACACAAAATGAAAAGATAAAAACACCCGATGGAAGCCATGCTTTTTGGGATATTTTTATGCCTGGTGCTAAATTAGGCGTTTATCACTTTGACCGATTTGACAAGGATTATGTCTATGTGGAAATGCCGGAATCAAAGGCGAAAATCTTTCTACGTTGTTGTGTATTCTTAACTATTAAGGGCGAAGATTCACCAAACACATTTGCTATAGTTCATCGCTGGAATAAACCCATAGGAGGACCCAATGATCATAATAACTGGGAGCCTATTAAAGGACAAGTTGAGAAGAAGGAGATGCTAGCAGCAAAACGTATAGTGGGAGGTACAAAGGAGCATGTTCCTTTTTTGAATGAGATTCTCAGATATACAATCCAACGCGAAGTAGAGGAGGAATCCAAAATCTTTCCCTGTTCCCTCAAGAAACTTAAACTCCAACAGAATCTAGCCTATACAAGTCGGCATAGCGATTATCCCGAAGCCAATATGTATTTTCAATATATGATTTTTACGGCAGAAATTTCACGAAAAGATTTTGAGGCTGCTCAAGAACGTGTTAGCACTGTTTGGGAAGATCCGCGTTCAGTCAATCTCCGGAAGGATGAACGCGAAAAAAATGGCTTAAGCCTATGGAGTCCAAAGAAAGGTCTCAAGGCTATCATGGGAGGCCCTGCTGGTGCTCTTGTCAGATTATACTTACGCCATCTAAACCCCACCACCACTAACTAAGTATGGCTAATATATCTTCTGAAACAGGGTTTCCTCGGTGGTTACCCGGTGGTCCACATTCGCATTATATGCAATACGACCTTAAATTCACTAAAATAAAAGACGAACAAAAAGGTCATTTTTCAGCAGCATTAACTCCTATCTTAATGACCTTACATCGCCTTAAAAATCGTATTGATGATATGGACCATCAAAATACATGGGACGAATACAAGAAAATTACAAATCCCTATGAATTCGTATTTTTATCACTTGCTCGTCGCATGCAGTACAGTGTAGCAAAGAAAATTCCCTTAAGTCGTTCATATTACAAAATGATTGAAATCTGGCAGAGTCTTGGTTTAGCAGATAGCATTCCCAAAGAATTTGTAACAGCTCATTCAGCTGAAGGGCCTGGTGGATTTATTGAAGCAATTGTTGATATCGCAGCAAAAACCGACTTTACACTTCAAGGCAGTCTAGCAATGACACTTCGTTCTACTGATAAGAATATACCTGGATGGAAAAAGTCACAAGCTTTCCTTCATAAAAATCCTGGAGTTGAAATTACATATGGAAAAGACAGCACTGGTAATTTATACAATCTGGAAAATCATACAGCCTTTAAGGAAATCCTTGCCACAAAAAGCCCGAGTGGCAAGGCGCATTTATATACAGCCGATGGGGGTTTTGATTTTACTAATGATTTTAATAACCAAGAAGAAAACGTTATCCAGTTGCTTCTAGCAGAAATACTCTTAGGACTTACTGTGCTAGAAAAGGGCGGTGTTCTTATTATTAAATTCTTTGATACTGTTCTTCAACCAACACTGGAAATGCTCTATATAACAACCCGCCACTTTCGTGAATGGACAATTTCAAAACCAAAAACTAGCCGAGCAGCTAATTCCGAGCGATATTTAGTCTGTCGCGGATATCTTGGAGCACAAGAAGACGCAGTTCGTGTTTTCTCAAAAGCCCTGTCTCCACGCAAGGAGGGAAGGAATATTCTATCGTTCCTAGACGCAACAACGCACAAAGAACAAGAATATTTAGAGTTTGAGAAAGAAATTATGTTTTTTCAAGAGTTGTTTTCCAAGTGTCAGATTGAAGCAATTAAGCGAACACTTACCATAATTGAAACAAAAACAACCGTAATGCTACAGGCACAGATTAATGAAAATATCAGCAGGTCAATTGAGTGGTGTACTCAGCATGATATTGAAATCAATGAGTTTTATAAAGAGAACACTCCTGAAACGCAACTTACTATACTAACAACTGAACTTCTTAGTGTAGGATCTCTACTTCCATCAAGGTCAAGAGGTGAAACTACTGCGCAACCTTTCCCTTCACGAAGGTATTTACAAGAACAGTTCCAACCTCAACCGAGGATTGATGCTGCGTCTGCGCCCCCGACTCCATCTTCTCAAACTGTTCAATCAATTTCTGGAGAATTGCTTGATCGTAATCAGGCTTTAGAATCATGGCAAATAACAGAGGAAACTCGGTCTGGTAACTGGGAAATAGTCCGGCGACAACAGCGGGGCTCTTGGAAAGGAGTGTCTCCGTAACCTCTTTAACCATCAACTTAACGCGTTCGGAACGTGTTGACATTCTCTTTATCTTCTGCAAGAAACTAAAAAGGAAAATCTAACGTCAAAGAAGGGAATGCCAAGGAATGCAAATACATATCGCAAAACAAGACGCGTCTGTAATCGCAAACTGGGGTGCGTTACTACACGAAAATATAAGCAGCAGCAAAAACAAAAGCAGCAAAAGAAACAACAGAAGCGCAAAACTCGGCGGATAAGACAACGTGGCGGTAAACTCGGAATGGCGGATTTTCTCCCAACAACAACATGGTCAACATGGGCAACACCCGAACAAGCAACACAGTTCGGTGCCTACAAATCAGCCCCGCCTCCATTAGCAAATGGCGGTATGTTCACTGGTCCGCAGTCCACGGGTCCATGGGCATCAACACCATTCCCTCCGACGCAATGGGCTCATTCACTAGAAGCAGCAACAGGTTCTGCTGGAGCTAAAGTGTTTGAACACCAGAAGCCTAATGATAATTTCGGGGCCTCGTTTAGCCCGGCCTTTACAACTAATTATATTGGACGGAAGTAAATTCTTCCTATTGGAATAGAAGATGTCTCTTATTAAGAACGATGCTCGTGCGGCGATTCCTTCCGAGTATAGTGATTCAGACCCCCGAAATCCCAATCAGTTGGCTCAGCAGAGCCAGGCGAATTTAAATCAGATGACAGCCGATTCTGTCTTTGACGACCAGCCTAAAAAGCGTGTTATTATAGAAAAGTTTGAAGTCATAGGTGCTTCTCAAGCAGGTCCTGTTATAATCGCAAGTGTAAGTATTGCGGGTTTGATAGTTCTTCTTCTAATGGGGCGAATTGGATGGCCGCGCTAAAGAAACTTGAAACGAATAGTCCAGAGTTTACCGCCTGATATAGCTTGAAAGCACATTGCTTCTAACTTTTTCTCTTCCAAGTACTTCTTGTTATCCAGCATATAGATGTCTGGCTCTGGTTCAGAAATACATATAAACCGAATACCAAATGAAGCATAATATTCTGCTAGAGTTTGAAGTTTTGCTTCGGTTACTTTCTTAAGATCTACAGGTCGTCCATACCATGATGCCAAGGAATGTGTCATAAACATTAAAAAGAATTCATACATTCCCTGCTCGTCTCCAGCATCAAGTTCTAATTGGATTGATTTAGGAGGTTTGGGCTCAGCACGGAGGATTTTCTCAAAGAACTCTGTGCTGTTGTCAGCGTCAGACATTGTTGTTGGTAGCGGCGGTTTCTTTTACGAATTCAATCCGCTTACCCTGCTGGATTGCCCATTCCGTTATAATACGCATATTCTCAATTTGCTCATGAACTGTCTTAACACCGTTTGTGCGCATAAAATCCCGAATCTTCTTATCTTGATTGACAACCCGCAGTGTATCGGTTTTTGGAATTTCACGTAGAGCTGTCTCTGTATAATTTACTGGAGTCAGGGGTGAATGAAGAATAGGTGTCTGGGTTGTTATCTGCCACCGTTTCTTATCCTCGTCTGAAATTAAGTCTTCAAGGTATTGAGGTCGCTTCCAAGTAATCTGCATAGAACATTCTGAAGTTAAATGTCCAGACATACAGCATTTCAAGCATTTAACACTCATACGAAAAGAACAATTCTCTATCGTATGTTTGGATGGAATTGATGGAATATAATTTTCACAGAAATTACAGGTATGTTTAACCATTTTATTCACCTGTAGTAGGTATGACATCCAAGCAGATTCAATTTTTATTTGAGATACGTAATCAGATTAAGCTCTATCACTGGCAGACATATCAGCATGCTCGGCATATTGCAACTGACAAGTATTTAGAATCATTAGATAAGCATATTGATTATTTTGTGGAAGTCAGTATGGGAAAATATGGTCGCCCTCGTGTAACTACAGCAACTGCCACAATTACTCTTAAGAATATGACGGAGAAGATGGCGGCGGCGTATCTCAATGCTGCGCGCTCATATTTACAGGGAACATTCTCAAAGACAATTGATCCCAAAGATACTGACTTATTGAATATTCGGGATGAAATTCTGGGAGACCTTAATCAGTTGGCGTATTTGTTTACTTTGTC